GGCGGGCCTCATGGCAGCCGAGCTCGGCGCTGACGTGAACATCGCCAAGCGCGCCGGCCTGCTGCACGATCTGGGCAAGTCCATCGACCACGAGGTCGAGGGCAGCCACGTCACCATCGGCGTCGACATCGCCCGCAAGTACAAGGAGTCCGAGGCCGTCATCCACTGCATCGAGGCCCACCACAACGATGTGGAGCCGCACAGCATCGAGGCCTGCCTTGTCCAGGCGGCCGACGCGATCTCCGCCGCCCGCCCCGGCGCACGCCGCGAGAACATCGAAAACTACGTCAAGCGTCTTGAAAAGCTGGAGGAGGTCTCCAAGAGCTTCCCCGGCATCGCAAGCTCCTATGCCATCCAGGCCGGACGCGAGATCCGCATCATGGTCAAGCCCGAGGATGTCAGCGAGGATCAGATGGTCCTGCTGGCCCGGGATATCGCCAAGAAGATCGAGGAGGAGCTGACTTACCCCGGTCAGATCAAGGTCCATCTTCTGCGCGAGACCAAGGCCATCGACTACGCCAAGTAAACGACAAGTTCCCGACACCTTCCCGGTGCCGGGAATTTTTTATGCAGAAAGGCACCGGACTTTCATCCGGTGCCTCCCGCTCAGTTCTCCATCTGCTTTGCGATCTGGTCCGCGCCGGTGGCCGCAAGGCCCGACACGATGCCCACCGCTGCGGCGGTCATGACATCGGCTGCGGGAAATTCCGGCATGGTGTACATGCCGACAACGCCCAGCACACCGCCGAAAAAGCCGCACGCGACGGGGATCCATTTGTTCTCCAGCGGGCTGAGCTTGACTGCCTCGCCCATGAGCCAGGCGATCACCGTGATCGCCGCCACGCCTGCCATACCCAGAAACTCCATTTTTTACGCTCCCTTCTGTTCTTTCTCAAGATCTGTGATTCGGTGGTTGATCACCCGGATCTGCTCCTCCACGACCGGCATGCGCCGGGCAAAGCCGTTGTGCTCGCGCACCTCCCGCGTCAGCTCCTCCAGCTTTGTGTCCGTCACGGCCTGTGCCCTGCTGTTGCTGCTCAGAACGCCGATGAGCGTCAGCACCGCCACGATCACCGAGCCCGCCACGCCGACCCACGCGTCACTCATTGCGATCCCTCCGTCCTTTGTACATAGTCGAGAAAGCCCCGCTCAAATTCCGGTGTCTTCAGGTAAGAAGCCAGTATTGCCGCGGCCTTGGAGAGGTCTGAGGCCGCATCCCCCGCTGCGGGACGCCCGGGCATGCCCGCCAGGACCATTGACCGGAAGCGTTCGCTCCTGGCCTCATCCTTGTCCACGGTCACGCCGCCGATGCTGCCGCTGTCGCTGTCCTGCCACAGGTCGCAGGGCAGATCCGGCGGCGTCCGGCTCCATTTGGCCACCCACACGAGGCAGCCCTCCGGCAGTGCGTCCGGGTCCAGTTTTGCCCAGAGATTTCCCTCACTGCCGTAAACGCCCGGCACATAACCTGCTTCCGTGATCGCCCCGCACCAGGCCTCCACGACGGCACGGAGCTTTTCCGCCGCAAGACCCAGCTGCTTCGGCTCCTCCATGTCGAGGAAGACGCCGCAGGGCATGGGGAAACGCTTGACCGTCTGCAGCAGGAACTGCGCCTCAGCGCGGGCGTCCTCCGGTGTGACGGCGTGGCTGTAGCAGTAACAGCCCACCGGAAAGCCCGTCTCGTATGCCTCGCGGTAGAATTCGAAGGCCGCAGCGTCCCGGAGCCATGTGCCTTCCGTGACCTTGATGACGGCGAAGTCAAAGCCCGCGTCCCGGATCTGCCGGATCGTCAGCCCCTTCTGATAATGGGAGATGTCTACGCCTTTCATTTTGTCCGCCTCCTTTGTCTGCCCCAACGGACTCTCCTGCCGTACAGCGTCGACAGGATACACACGCCGATGCCGGCAGCCGCGCCGTGGCAGAAGATACTGAAGGCCGGGATCACGTTCAGACTGTGCAGGATCTCACGCCATGCTTCCATTTTCAGTACGCCTCCCTATGCTGCATCATTCTTCCATCTCCCGCATTTTCGCTGCCTGAGTGCTCCAGTTTGATGCGGTCTTATAGGCCTCGAGCGTCCCTTTCGGTACATAGATCAAAAAGTCGGTCGGCGTATCATAGAACACATTGGTAGCAAGCGTCGGCGGCGTCTGGGCAAAGATTCTGACCTCTGCAAGGCTCATACAACTGGCGAATGCCTTAGTGGCGATGCTGGTAACGCTGGCAGGAATTGTAATTGCTTCAAGGGAATAACAATAAAGAAGGGCATTTGTTTCAATCGATTCGACGCCGTCCATAAATGTGATATTTATAAGTCTTTCGCAAGAAGCAAATGCATAGGCCGGGACCGTTGCAAGATTGCCCGGTACGGTCATTTCGGTCAGGCTGGAGCAGCTCGAAAATGCATTGGCGTTCGATTCGACAACACTGGCTGGGATTATAAATTTGCTGAGTTCATGACAGCTGTTGAACGCATATGTGCCAATGCTTGTGACAGTGTCCGGGACTACTGCGGTTACCATACTCATGCACTTAAGGAACGCCTCATTTGCAATGGCGGTGAGCCCCTCTGGAAGAGTTACGGCATGCAGATTGTGGCAGGTATCAAACGCATCGGTTCCAATGCGAGTGACACCAATCGGAACTGAGATATACGATAGACTGTAGTTTTTTTGAAATGCAGTATTTCCGATGTCCGTCGCACCGTTTGGCAGCGTAATGCTCTGCAAACTATAGCAGTTCTGGAAAGCACTCGTGCCAACTCCGTCAACACCGTTTGGGATCGTGACATGCGTAAGACTGTAGCAGTGCTGAAATGTATAGGCACCGATTTTCACTACATCGCTTCCGAATTCGACCGCTTTGACATCGTTTCCGTAAGCTTTATTTCGTCTGTCAGTCCCTGCGGTATGGCACAGCAGGCTTGAGCCTGAGTTGCTGCCGCCAAAAGCGATACTGCCATCGTTAACGGTCAGAGAGATCACATAATCGCCGCCGCCGGGATACGTGTGTTTTGGTGTCCATATCATTACCGTCGGGCTTGTGCCCGTCAGCGTGTCCGGGTCGCTCCCATCTCCCCAGTCGACAGATACAGATCCATTTACACATAAGCCGAGCAGCGGGGTTGTGCGGTCCGGTTCAAGGTGAATGTGTATGCGCGTTTTGCCGTCGTCCGTGACGAACATCTGCCCGACTGTCAGCTTCCCGTATTTTGCTGTATAGGCCTTGGCATTTTCCAGCGTCCAGTTCCAGCCCTGCGCGATAAGCCCGGCATGCTCCGGATTTGGCGGCAGTGCATTGAGCCGGGCAAATTCCGCCGCGGAGTAAGAGGCGACGACGCTGTGGTCATAGCTGTCGTAAAAAACCACGTCGCTGCTGCCGCCGCTGATGCCGCCGCCGCTGATGCCACCGCCGCTGATGCCGCCGCCGCTGATGCCGCCGGCGCTGTATGCCAGCAGAATATCTCCCTCGCAGGTCTTCCCGGCGAGCTTCAGCGTTGCAGTGCCGGTTGCCGAAAGCTGGGCAATCTGCTCGCCCTTGTAGGTTACATTAAGACCCATACGTCACGCTCCCATCATAAAGCGGCAGTTGAACCGTAAAGAGCTCCGTTGTGCCGTGCCGGAAGGAGATCAGTCCGGTCTCGCCGACGCTCCCGTTATCGGCAGCGTTTACGACGGCCGCCTGGGCAGCTGCGGCGCTGGCAGCCGCACTGTCAGCAGCTCTCTGTGCGGCGTTCATAGCGCTTTGCGCCTGTCCGATCGCCTGGCGTGCCTGGCTGGAATAGCCGCCCGCCGCGTTTGCCGCCGCAATGGCGTCGGCGCGCGCATACTCCGCCTCCTGTGCGTAATCCTTAAGGTGTGCCAGGTCATCCTGGAACTGCTCCTCCGTGCCCTCATAGCCGCCCGCCGCCGCGAGCTCATAAGCGGAAGCTCCTGCGCTGCCGCTGCAGTTCTTTCCCGAATCCGTAAAGCCCCCGGTCTGTGCATCCCAGATCTGCCAGTTCCCGTTATCGCCGGGAACCGGGAAATGCAGTGCCGCCTCCTCGGCAGCGGCTGCGCTCCCGGCAGCCCTGGCCGCCGCGTTCTCGGCCCGCAGTACACAGCGTCTGACCGCCGCAGTGTCGCCCCCTGTGATGGTGAGCGTCCCCGCTGTGTTTCTCCCCTGCTTCATGCTTCTATACCTCCTTCATACCCGGTGTATCCATCACGCACAGCTCCTCCACGGCGCTCTTCATCACACTCCCGCCCGGGAGTGTGCAGCGAGCCTGGGCAAACGCCGGAATGCCTGCGCGCAGAAGCGCTGTCTCCGCCCCTGTGAGGCTAAAGTAAACGCAGCCCTCGTCCGTGTCTGGTTCCGCGTCCGCCATCTCTTTTCGTACAAAGGGCCGTCCGCCCTGCACAACGGTCAGCGTCAGGCTCTCCATCTCCTCCGGCTCCATGTCGAGCTTGACCTCCAGCGTCATTTCCTCGCCACGTGTCATGTTTATCATATGCTCTCCCCCTCAGGACAGTGTGATCCCGGTGATCTCCAGGCTGTTTCCCACGCAGCTTGAGCCGATGTAATAGGACCCGGTCATGGCCGTAATGCTCAGCGACGCCGTATACAAAGCGTCGATCCCGCCCATCCAGACGGCGCCCATCTCCGGTATCTCATCGGGATCAAATACCTTCGCGCTGGTGCTGCCGAGGCAGATGCGGCTTCTCTGGCCGGAGGATGCACGCAGATAGCCGGTGACCGTCAGGCTCGAATAGCCGGTCACATCCACGGCCGGGCCGAGCCAGAAGCCGCCGCTGCCGTTTTCCCGGACAGCGCTGCCGCTCAGTGCGGCGTTTCCCCCGAGGGTCACACCGCTCTTGAGCCCGCTCTGGGCTGACAGCAGCACACCGCCCTCGCTCACGACCGGCGTTCCCGCGTAGGCGATCTGAATAGCTCGGATCTCGCCCTGGCCGCTTATGGCCACAAGACCCGTCCTGCCGCGCGCGCCGTCAGAAATGGTCACCGTCCAGTCGCCGTTTGACGGCACCGCGAAGGACGCGATGCCCGGCACGTTCTCCGCCGTGAGCATCTCGCCGCCCTTGGCACAGACACAGGCGCTGCCGGAGGGGATCTTGGCGCAGATCATGGCGTGGCTGCTTGTGTTGATCGAGGCGTTTGCGACGCCCCGTCTGAAGAAATAAGCCTCTCCCATCGTCTCACTTCCTTATACACAAAATCCTGAGCGGCAGTGCTGCCGTCGGCCTGCCCAGAGCATACACGGTGAGCGCGCCGGGTGATGCCTGCGCCCGATACAGCAGCGCGTAATCCTCCAGCCGCTTTCTGTCGGTGCCGAAGGTCCCGCTCAGGCTTACATCCACCAGCGGCGTATCGCTGCCCGTGAGACCCGCGAGGCTCACCGTCTGGGTATAGGGCGCCGTCGACCCTTCCCACCCTGCGGGGTCGAGCTCCGCCGTATAGGTAACGCTCACCGCGCCCGACGCAAGCTTCTCCGCCGTGACCGCGCCGTTTTCCAGACTCCCGGTCCCGACGCTGATGGGGTCCGCGCCTCCCGGCAGATGACGCGCCCCGTGGTAGGGCAGGGCCGCCAGGGCCGCGTTAAAGGTGGCCTCGGTGCCCTGATAGCCCGCGTCCACAGCTGCCTCAAAGGCGCTGGCTCCCGCGGGGCCCTGCGCCCCGTCCCGACCGGCGGGCCCGCGGATATTCTGGGCCGCCGGGTTTTCAAGGCCGCCGTCGTTTGTCCAGCTGATGTTGCCGCCCGCGTCCACGCTGGGGCGGAAGGTGGCGCCAGGCGCGCCGTTATCGCCCTTTACGCCCTGGATGCAGCCGTTGTTGCGCCAGGAGCCGTTCACCGCGTCCCAGACATAGATGTCATAGGGCGCCTCAGCGCCCACACCGTAGGCCTCGCCGGGCTGCGGCTGTGTCACGGCTTCGGCCAGGGCCTCCGCATTGTCATAGTAGCCCGCGATCACGAAGCTCAGTCCGTCGCGCCCGTTGAAGGCGCCCGCCTCCGCCCGCTCCTTCACCTCCCGCGCACAGGCCAGGGCGGCGGAGGCGTCATTTGCGATCTGCTCGGCCACGCTCAGAGGCATGGCGTGCAGCGGCGCGTCCACAAGACCGGATTCCTTTACCGTCAGGACCACCGGCGCGGTGGTCAGTCTCGCGCCCTCCCTGTTGCCGCTGAGGTAGACGGTCCACTCCCCGGCGGTGAGGTTCAGGCCCTTGTCCTCGGTGATGCTGTCGTTGCCGTCGAGGATGAGATCATAGACCTCCGTCCCCACGCCCTCCCCCCGGCGAAAGTGCAGCCAGCGGGTATAACCGGCCCACTCGTCGCCGAGGAACCACACCTTGGCCGTCAGATAATTCAGCGTATCCGCCGCGATGACCGGGGTATATACGCGCAGATTCTGGCCGCTGACATAAAATTCAATCATGCTTTTCCTCCTCATTGAGCTGCCGGACAAGTCGTATGAGGTAGTCCCGCAGCTGTCTGATCTGCTGCTGTTCGTCTCCCGTGAGGATGGGCGGCAGCTCGATCATCCCACATCACTTCCCGTCGTCAGGATTTTTGCAATGGAGTAAAGCCGCACCTCGCCCTTGCCTGTAAGCTTCATGCGCAAATGATCGCAGCGCCGCGGCCGCACGGGCAGAGTCACGGTGCGGGTGCCCTTCATTTTTACGCGTCCCTGCCGCACCCACTCGCCGTTTGAGTCATACATGAGGTACACGTCCAGCTGTGCGCCCTCTTCCATGTAAAGGCGCAGATTGAAGCGCGAGAGATATTTCCGGTCCGGGTACTGGTAGTAGAGCATGCCCGTTTCCGCCTCCCAGGAGACATAGGGCTCCGGCGTGCCATGGCTTCCCTCCATGGCGAAAAGCGCGTCGGGCGTCAGGCAGTAGAGCTCGTCGCCCAGGGAGGCAAAGCCCAGCGCGCGCAGCTCGTCCTCCCGCATCCAGAGATTGCGCCGGATGTCGTAGACAAAGAGGTTCCACCGCTCCTGCGCGTCCCGCATGGAGATATAGTAGCGCTCCCCCAGCACCCCTGCTGAGGCATCATAGTAGCGCACATCCCCCAGCGCGTCGCTGATCGACTCGGGGAAGCTGCCCTGATAGGCGCAGATATCGGCACGGCTTTTATAGATCAGCGTCTCGTTGACCACCTGCAGGCTCTGATCGCAGCCCTCCTGCACGCCGCGGCAGACGGTCTCCGTGATCTGGTGTGCCCCCGAGGCCGACACCGTGACGCGGTGGATGCGGTTTTCCTTGAAGAACATCGGGTAGCCCTGGAAGTTCACCGCCCCGGTCCACGGCCCGTCCGAGCCCACCGACGCCGTCCAGCTGTCGGTTGAAAGTCCCATGTACTGCCGCCAGTTTTTAAAATCGCCCAGGGCGCAGCAGTATATCTCGTTGAGGTTTTTCCCCTCCGTCAGACCGTAGCGGCAGCCCCAGAGGCGGTTTTTGCACTCGATGACGAAATCCATCTCCGGAGTTCTCCGTTCGACGCGCACCGTACCGGCAGTCTGGATCAGGGCCTCATCGAGAAGCCCCGTCACCGCAAGCCAGTCGCGCTCGCCGCTGCCGCCGCCGATGGCGCAGATCACATGCTCGCCGTTGACGCTCTCCACCGCCGCGCCCGTGATGCTCACGCCGTCATTTTTCCGAAACAGGCCGCCCAGCTCTCCCTCGGAGATAAAGCGCAGCCTCGTGTATACCGTGGGGATCTCCGTCCACTCACTCATGGCCGCGCTCCACTGGCGCAGGACATGTACGCTTTTGGACGCGTCGATCCAGTAAAGTCCGTCCGTCGGCTCCCCCGGCGCGGTCTCGCTTTTCACCGGCTGAGGATAGAGCGTGCCGTCGGCGCGGCACAGGGCATACTCCACCGCGCCGGCGGAGCTGTAGTCCGCCTCCAGGCTCCCGTGATCCGAAGGATCGGCTGTGTTGTAGTAGACCTTGTCCGGGAAAATGACGATGACCGCGCCCATGCTCACAAGCTGCTTTTTCCCGGGCGCAAGACCCGTCACCGCCGTTTTCTCCCCGCCGTACCAGAGCGCCCCGTCCTCCACGAAAGCGAGCTTCTCCTTGGAAAGCAGCCCGCCCGGCGCGTGCATCGTGCGCACACGGCCGCGCTTTTTCCGGCTGCCGAGCAGGGGATAATAAGCGCTCGTGAGGTTGCGGGTATCGTAGAACTCCCCGTCGCCGATGCGTGCCTTGTGGCGGTAGCCGGAAAAGACGTCGGTCACGACGCGCTCGGCGTATTCATAATCCAGCCTTGGCAGCAGTGCCATGTCTTCGCCTCCCTTCAGAATCGAAAGCCCTCGCCCCGGCGGCGGGGTCTGTGGCTTCGGTTATACCAGTTTACCCAGCCCTGCCAGGCGCTGTTGAAAAGGGTCATGCGCTTGTTGTAGCGCTGGGTCTCCCCGTTCTCGGCGGCGACCATGGCCTGCAGATAGTAGTAATACAGATCCTCGCCGTAGGGGTCACCTACCAGAAGCTCTTCCTCACCGCTCTCGTATTCATCGGGAAAGGGGGTCCACACGTCCTCATGGGTCTGGATGACCTCGCGGTAGATCCGTCCGTCCAGCGACCACAGCCAGCGAAGCTTCTGTTCCGGCGAATAATCGTTCGGCTCGAGCAGATCAAGCCGCTCGATGATGTCCATTGCTCTCAATCAAAATCACCTTCCTTACAGGCGCACGGCAACTTGGCTCCCCCTCCGGGGGAGCTGTCAGCGCCGCTTGCGGCGATGACTGAGAGGGCTGTCAGTCCTTCAAAAAGATGCGAATCCTGCGGCCCTCTCCGCCCCAGTTTGCGAACTGGGGCACCTCCCCCAAAGGGGGAGGCGAGCTCCC